TGCACTGATGGTCCCGCGTGGCATGTTCAGACACGAGATGGCGGTGCAGAACTACACCGCGTCCGTGGATACCTACGGGCAGGCCACCAAGACCTGGTCCACCGTGGCCACCGTGCTGGGCCACATCGAGTCCGCCGACGGGCGGTCGATCGACTCGGTGGACATCAACCGCGGGCAGACGGCCTGGCGGCTCGTCCTGCCCTGGATCGACTCGGTGACGGTGAAGAGCCGGATCCTGCTGCGCGAGACTGGCAAGACCGACCGCGTGCTGGAGGTAACCGGCGTGCTGGACCCCACGCTGGGCCGGATGGAACTGCACTGCGAAGCGCTCGAGGTGACGGCATGAGCTTCCGCCGCGGCGCCGAGTTCAATTCGCCGGAGCACCTGCGCAACTATCAGCGTTTCATGCAACGCCAGATCAACGCGTCGGAGAACCTTGGCATTCTGCGGGCTGGCGCAAGCGCTCGCGCCCAAAAGGCATTCCTGGACGCCGAAATGGTGTTCCTGACGTTGCCCGACCGAGTCAGCCGGAACCTGTACAAGCAGCTATTGCGGCGCAGCCTGAAGCGCCTAGCGACCACGTACAAGCAGAACTGGCTGACGCACGGCGCCACCCACCGCAGCTACGGCGGGCAGGAAAGCCTGCGCAAGGCATCCAGCAAGGTCATCCAGTCGATGGGTGACACCCGCGGGCTAAAGACGACCAGCCGCACCGGCTTTCGATACAAGCGGCGGCCCCGGTCGTACATCGCTCCCATCGTGGACAGCGGCCGGGCCCAGTGGCACATCAAGCGCGACACTTACCGCAATTTCCCGCCCGAGGTCATCAAGGAGGACCTGGCGCTGGTCATTGAGACGCAACTGGTCGACTTGGCCCGCAAGGCTCGGATGAAGGTGTCCAAGAAATGAGCATTGAGACCGCACTACGGCGCAGGCTCACCGACGACCTGGGCGTATCCGGGCTCGTGAGCACCCGCGTTAGCCCGGAGTGGCGCCGCGAGGGCACAACGCTGCCTGCCATCGTCTACAGCATCGACGCCCGCACGCCGGTGCGCACGTTGACCGGGACGACCGAACTGGCCGAGTTCTCGGTGGCCATCGACTGCATCGCCACGTCGCTGTCAGGCGCTCGAGCGCTGGCGGCTGCCGTGTCTACCGTGCTGAACGACAACACCACCTACGGCACGGTGGACGGCACCAAGATCCAGTGGAGCGCCACCGACGGCGAAGACGTTGAGCGCATGGACGATCAGGAAGGCACGGACGACGGCCCGCGGGTGGTCCGTCAGACGTACCGCATTTGGGCAACAGGAGGATAAACCATGGCATTCATCGCGAACGGCACAAGCATCAGCATCGCTGGCACCCCCGTGGATGCCACCGATATCAGCATTTCGGCCAGCAGCGCCGTTGTGGACGCTACGGCCCTCAACTCGGTACTGAGTACGGCCATCCAGGGCCGTCCAACTGTGACCGGGTCGGCGACGATCCACACGGACAACGCCACCGGGCTGACGCTCGCGCAGAAGTTCTGCGGGGCTACCCCATCTACGGCGGCCGTTAGTGTGGCCATTTTCGCCAGCGGCGCCGGTTCCGGTGGTGTCGACTTCACCGGCACGGCCATCATCACGGGCTACAGCCCGACCTACACCAACGACGCCGTGCACTCGGCTACGGTGACTTGGCAGTACGTTGGTGAAATTACGGCGGCCCGAGCATGACCTGGCGCACGTTCACCAGCGAGGCAGTGGCCGGTTACCCGGCCGTGCTCGAGGTCCGGCCCATCACGGTCGGCGAGTGGCGCAAGGTCGAGCAGCTGGACGACGACGCCCGGCAGGCGTTCGTGCTCGAATCCTGCACCCGAGTGGACGGCGTGCCGGGCTCAACAGCGCTGGACGTGCATGTGGCCATGGCACTCGTCCAGGGGGTGATGGCAAACCCTTGGAGTGGACCGCAGCCGACCGCATAGAGCGGCTGCTGACGGTCCTGGCGTACGGGCTGACTCGTCAGCCCCAAACGGTGGTGGAGCCCTGGCGCAAGCCAGGGCAGACTGACTGGATGGCAACTCTCGGGAAGGTGGCAACGTGGCGAAGTACGGACTCGCAGTCGGCATCGACGTAGACCTGACCGGCCTGCGCAAAATGGGCCAGCAGGCCACGGCGCAGCTCGAGGGCATCCGCGGCCAGTTCAACCGCATGCAGGGCCTGTTTGCCGCTGGGATGGCGTCTCCGCTGTTTCAGGCCATCGGCAGTTTCTACGAGGCCAACCGCGAGGCACGCAAGACGTTGGCGGAACTTGTCCGGCCATTCTCAGCGCGAATCGTGGAGGCGGAAGTGTCCGCCATGCAAGCCAAGATGGTTGCCGGGCAGCGCATGGTCGGGCTGGGCATGGACGAGATGGAGGCCGCCAGGATTAGGCGTGATGCCCAGAAGGAAATTGGTACCGGCCTGATCGCAGAAGGCCCTGGCGGGATGGTGTCCAAGAGCGCCGAAAGTTTCTTTACGGCGCCAGGCGCGTACATCACCAACACTGTGCGAGGTTTCGAGCAGGCGCTTAGCGGATCGTTGCAGGCGACCATGGTCAACGCCCGCGACGCTTTGGGCGGCGCGTCAATGACCGACCTAGAGAAAATGCAAATTCAGGCCGCCGGACTCCGCAGCCAACTGGGCTTTGCCATGGCAACCGGTAGCGGCGAGTCTGTCGAGTCGCTGAACCTGCAGCTGCTGCGCGTGCTCGAGCAGATCAAGCAGAACACCGATAGGAGTCGCTGATGGCGTGGCAAGTATTCAGACAGCACAACCAGCAGTCTCTCACGATCGGCATGGAGCCGACCGAGGCCGTGCACACCACCCGGTTCCTCGTGGCACAGGACGACCCGGCCTACGTCGGGACCAGCGAGGACAGCTGGAACGTCTACAACTCGATCAAGGCGCAAACTGCACCGTTCGACCAGATCGAGGCGCTCGGGACCCGGCTGGCACTTGGCACCATCGACGGCGGGCTGGCCCAGTTCATCGTGCAGGACATCAGGGTGGAGACCCACCCGGACCGCGCCAACACCTACATGGTGACCTCGACGGCCCGCGGTCCAGTGGTTGGCGTGGCGCCGTTCCGTGGCGTCAAGACGAGCCTGCAGAGTGCCGAGCGCAAGGTGTCCCAATACATCAAGCCTGGACTTTCTCCAAGTTCGTTCCCGTCGAACGGGACTATTGCATGGCCCCCCAGCACGCTGATCTCCAACGGAACCGTCACCAACATCATGGGGACGCCGTTCATCAGGTCAGTACGGCAGGAGCTGTTCCGCGTCGAGTTCTTGGTGAATGACACCAACTCGGGGCTGGGCTACACCAACGTGCCCGCAAACATCACCGAGGACCTGCTGAAACGAAACTCGGCAGCGTTCGGCGGTTACGCCGCTGGCACCTGCCTGTTTCAGTCGTACGAGCGGCGCTACGTCAGTGACTCTGTCAGCATGGACGTGTACACGTTCCTATATGACGAATGGTTTCATCTCGAGCAGATCCCCATGCGCAACCCGGTGGATGGTTCAATCTGGGTTGACAGCACAATTTCCGTTGGTGGTTCAACGATGAAGGCAACCGCCAGGGCAGTGTGGTACCAGGCATACCCCGACACGGCAGCGTTCCACACTGCTGGCGTCATCCTGCCCACCGAAGTGATCGACATCATCTCTAACCCCAAGCCCGCCTGGCCATGACCGGATTCCTCCAACCGTCGGTCTACGCTCCGCTCGGGCAGTCGGCCGATGCGTTCAACCTCATGGTGGAGGCGGCGCAGTTCGTCACGGCCAACCGTGGCCAACTCGAGAACCTGCTGCTGCAACGTGGTGCCGTCGTGTCGTGGCACCCCATGACAGTGACCGGCAGCACCCTGCTGACCTCCAACCGGTGGACGTACACCCTGAGCAAGGCCCAGCCGCAGGCAACGCCGACCAACATCACGACCATTACCGAGACCGACGCTATCGGCGTGACGGCCTACAACCTGGCGGAGTACGGCAACACCGCAGGCACAGCGGCCGGTGGAGTGAACGCAACGCGGGCCAACGCGGCCGGTTTTACGCTGCAGCCGGTGCCCAATGGGGCGTTCGTGATGGCTGCCATGGTCTACACGGCTGGCGGGGTGACCGTGGCGCTGTTTGAGCGCATGAACCAGTATGACGGTGAGTGCGTGTCGGCCCTGACGGTTTCGGTAGACGGGGGTACCTACTGATGTCTGACCAAATCCGGCTGAAGCGCTCGAGCACGTCGGGATCGGTGCCCACGACGGCGCAGCTTCTCCAAGGGGAACTGGCCGTCAACACTGCCGACGGCAAGGTGTTCGCCGAGAATGACACGTCAAGCGGCATTTTCACCTGGTCAAACGACGCAGCGGCAGCCATCACCGGCGGCACGATCAACGGTGCGACCGTCGGCGCGACGACGGCTGCCACCGGGCGGTTCACGACGATCACCGGAACAAGCACGACGGCATCGACCTCGAGCACGACCGGGGCGCTGATCGTCGCCGGCGGGGCTGGCATCGCATCCGACTCCCATATCAACTCGGTCCGCGTCGGCAAGGGCTCGGCCGGGACGAATATCACGGTGGTCGGCGCGAATACGGGAAGCCAACTGACGAGCGCAGCCGAGGGCTGCACGATGGTCGGATACCAAGCAGGATTTTGGAACTCGTCAGGCGACGGGAACACATCGCTCGGTCAGAACTGTCTGCTCAACACCCGGACGGGATCGTGGAACTCCGGATTCGGCATCAATGCGCTCTACACAAACCAGTCCGGCAGCCACAACTCGACGCTGGGCCTCGAGGGGATGTATTCCGTCACCCACTCCTACAACACGTCGGTGGGCTCGACGGCCGGCTACGCGCTGACTGGGAGCGGCAGCGAGCACAACGTAATCATCGGGTACGCCGCAGCCCGGTACCACAGCAACGGCAGCACCGCGCTGACCACGGCTGGCAGCTGCGTCTACATCGGATCGCAGGTGCGCGGCCTGAACAATTCGGACAGCAACTCCATCGTCATCGGGGCAAGCGCCATCGGGGACGGGGCCAATACGACCGTCCTGGGCACCTCGAGCACGACGCAAACGAAGCTGCATGGGACAGC